TTGTCCAACTGCCGGAGGGCTGCACCGACAAGCGGTGGTAACGTCCCGTAGTTCTAAGTGCGGCACGACCTTCGCTGTCCGCAGAAGTATAACTACCGAAACTTATAGCGTCTACAAGACGATTTCTGGTAGCAACCGCTACGTCCGCAGCACCACCGTCTACAAGAGGACGCGTCATGTTGATCGTGCTGGTTTGACCCGGAGCCTCAATGTCTCCCGTCTGGATGGTTCCGGTAAGGCTAGAGCCTGAGAAGGTCACGATCTTTGCGTTGTTCCCACCCACGAACTGCGACTTACCACCCGTCCAGATGCGGGAGTCAAAACTCGTGGTGATCGTATCCACCGTCCCAAAGGCGTCCAATGCTTCGAGCGTGTAGGCGGGGGTAGCGGACTGCGCCACAAAGGACACGGTGACCTCTGCGTGAGACCACTTCTTTGTCTCAAAGTTGTAGATCATCAGGCTGTCCACCTGACCGTTGGAACCCGAGGATGGGTAGGCCCACACCACTAGGTTCTTGATTGGATCGACAGTTGCCGACATCTTGTAAGAGTAGGCTTCATCCAAGTCCGAGAAGAAGAACCGATCAATCTTCTCCGCGCCGATTCCGATGACCTGCGTGCCATTACAGGCGTAAAACCCGTCATCAGACAGGAAGTAGGTAATCCCCTGATACTGAACAATTGAGTTGGCCTCAAAGCACCCAAGGTTTCGGGAGATGTTGTCAAACTGGAAAATTGCAGGGGTTCCAACGTAGGACATACGGTATATGGAACGCTCCATCAGCACGAGTCCAAACTCACCACCCGTTAAACCCTGCACAGATCCACCGTCAGGAATGACTTGGTAGTCCGACTGGTTGGTCGAACTGGCGGTCCATTGGGTTTCATCGTTAATCCCCGACCATTGCACCTTCTGGGGGTCGGTTCCCGAGGTGTATCCCGTGACCACAAAATCACGGACAACGGTCAGATAACGTGCCGTGGGGGCGTCTGCGGCCAGATCAGCCCACGCGGTCGAGGTTCCAAGCGTCCAGGCTTGTAACTTGGCCTGTGCGTTTGCGCCGATCAGGACGTTGCCGAACTGCGTAAAGCGCCACTTCTGCTCGCTTGGGGTTGAGTATCCACCTGCCTTAGATACGTTATCCAATGACAGGTCGTTTGAGTCCAACTTAAACAACTTGGTAGCCCCGCCCGCAAACACTTCGGTATTTCCCGAAGCGGGGTTTCTGCCTGCCACCACGTTGTTGATGTTTTCCGAGGCAGACTGAGAGTAATCCACGGGGGTTCGCAGGGGGCCGTATCCCACGGCTTGCGGGACGACATTGAGCGCCTCTTTGACCACTCCCGTCAGTCCGGGCTGGTCAGGCAACCATTCACCAAAATCTATCCGAGCCATGTGTTGTTTCCAGCAGAATTAGTTGTCCAAGTGTCCGAGGTGACAGGAACGTCCGTCCATGTGTTTGCGCTGCCCGAGACATTTGTCCAGGTTTCCGACCCAATAGAGGTCGGCGTCCAAGTCTCTGATCCCGGGGTCACCGGACCCCAGTTATCACCCAACCGCACCCCGCTTGCCACCACGGTCGCGGAGGCAGAGATTTGTGCAGATGCGGAAAATGTTGCATTGCCTGTAACCGACATAGATCCGGTTGCAGATATGGCGGCTTGTGCAGACGCAACAAACCCGCCCGTTGCCGACATGCTTCCAGTAGCAGATATTGCACCGCTTGCCGTCCGAAGTCTGATACCAGCGCCGGTCAAAGTCCCGGTTGCGCTAATTGCACCATCTGCCGTCCGAATACGGACCGGAAACGCGCTTAATGTGCCACTAGAGGCGATAAGTGCTTGGCCTTGGGTGATCCTAAAGGCTGTGGCAGAAAACGTCCCTGAAGCCGAAATTTGGGCCTCTGCTTGCTTGACCGTGTTTGCGGTTGCAGACATGGTTCCCGTGGCAGATATTGCCCCACTACCAAACCTCTCTCGAAGTCCGGTTGCTGTTAAAGACCCGCTGGCGGCAATAAGTGCCTGGCCGGAACGGATTGCAAACCCACCGGCTTGCATTGCGCCGGATGCGGTAATCAATGCCTGGCCTTGCCGCTCTCGTTGAGCGGTTGCGCTCATGGTTCCGGAGGCGGTTATCTGTGCGGGTGCGTCAAAGTAAATACAGGCGGTTCCCCATGCTTCGGAATCCATCGCCAGTTTTAGTGAGTCTAGCGTGCCAAACGCGTCCATTGCATCTAGCGTCCACGGACCGCACACCTTGTCCACATACCATGTGGAGTCCATTGGGTACTGCGGCATCGAGTCCAGCGTGCCAAGTTGATCTAACTGCTCTAAGGTGAGCATTAGGCAAGGGTGACACTCAGCGAACCAGCGGCGATCTTGAAGATGTCTCCGGTCTCAATGGTCTTGGAGGTCGTGATGTCCGTGTAAAACAAGAGGTTGCCAGAGGTAATGGCGTCCAAGAGTCCTACATGGGAGATCGTTCCCCACGAGCCTGTTGCCTGGTCAAACTCCACAGAGGCAGAGTTCGTGCAAACCCCGTCAGACGGCGAACCAAAGGTCGCAGACTTGCGGGCGTAAGAGTTACCCGACACCTCGGTTCCTGTGTTGCCCTCGCCCGGGTTGGAGGTGTAAAGACCAACGTAAACGGTGGTTGGGGAGGTGTAAGACGTGTTGCGGAGAACTGCGTTCAGCAGACCGTTCTCCAGATAATTCGACATTTCAGACATGATTACCTCGTAGTAACAGACATTTGAAGGGGAACGGCAGAGAACTCTGAGTCCTCATCCGACACGCTGATGTTGGCAATGGCGCGGTCATACATACTCGACCAGACCTGGATTCGTGCATCGTTCATCAGGTACGGCTCGGCTTCTGCTAGGGACGCGTACAACAGCGCGTCTGGGTAGTTAGCCAAGAACTCGTTAGACGCCACGCTATCGGACATCGCAACGGGCTTGAAGTAATACAGCAACTCCACCGTGTAGGCTTTGTCAGGGATCGGTGCGAACTCGAACTCCTGTGCAAGCGTCGTGTAAACAGCGGGCTTGCCAGACACCGTGGCCTGTGCGTTGCGGGTAAACGTAGACGGGGAGAGGTATTGCAGGGAAATACGGGGGTTGCCGTCTAGGTAAATGTCCCGCAGTTGTTGGAAGTCTGAGGGTAGCGCAACGGTAGAGTCGCCAGCCGTGGTGGTTGTAGTTACAGACTTCAGCAGTTTGCGGGTACGAATCTCCCGCGATAGACGGAGTTCTGCCAGCGTGATGAAATCAGGAATCTGGCTGGTCAGGTCGCTGCGCCCAAGATAGTTCGCAACTGCCGTCTTTAGTGTAGAGTAACTCGTCAGAGCCATCTTCTTCCTTACTGGCTACATCGTGCCATCCAAATGTGTGGGAACCGACATGGCCGATCACGTTAGAGAAGTCGTGATCCACCCATGTTTCATAACCTGCATCGTGCGCTTTCACGCAGAAATACACATCCTCACCCAGTAGTTTTTCACCGGGGAGTTGCTCAAACCAAAACCAAGGACGGGGCGTGTTTCTAAAGACATCTGCCTTCACCATCATCACGCCGCACCCAATCGCAGTCACCCGCTCAAGACCTTTCTTGTCTTTAGAGGAGATCTTCTGCCAGGTGATCGTCTTTTCTTCTTTGTTGATCCAGGCGTTCTTTGCTGTGCCGTGGATCGGCGGGACACGGGTCGTGGCGTTGGCCCCAACGATGTCCTTGTCCAACGAAATCAAGTGTTGAATCGTATTCTTTGGGAACCGCATATCTGCATCTACCCAAAGGATATAATCCGCGCCCTCTTTTAAGGCTGTTTCTGCTAACTTCTCACGCTGATCGAAGATCAGGGTTCCTGCAACGGTGTATAAGGCTTGCTGACCGTCTTTTCTGAATCTTGAGTCGTACCCGCACATGAGTGCCAGATCAAACGCTGTGCCAACTTCCATTTCGCCACGCGTAGGAACGCAAACGGCGACCTTATGCCCCTTTTTCTTGCCCATCTTTTCTCCTCAAACTTTGCCGGGTCGGGTACGGAAGAACCGATTATCCGGGTTGTTTAGCCATGCTTTCATTCTTTTCTGGTCCATCACCGCAAATCCACGCAGGATTCCTTGTCGGTTCAGATCCTCGATGACCGGAAACGGTATATCTGCGACCAGTTGGCCGTTGCCCCA